TAAAGTACGAAACTAAAGATAAAAAAGAAAACAGTAGATAAAGGAACTATTGTATATGTCTTGGAGAAGTCACGTTAAATGTCCTTATTCTGATTGTGGTTCGTCAGATGCTTTCTCTTACAATACGGAGAGCAAAGCTGGTAGGTGTCACAGTTGTGAAAAGAAATACCCTGCTGAAAAGGGTTATGAAAGTTGGGCCTTAGAAGAGTACCCAATCAACCAAAGAGGAGAAGTTATGATGTTGTCAGCCCGTACTGAAGAAGAGGTATTCGAGGGGTGCAGGGGAATTACGTTAGAGACTATGAAGTTCTTTAATGTGTCAACTGTACTTGATCGATCAAGCAAACCAATCAAGCATGTTTACCCTTATCCTTCTGGTGGTCGTAAGATCCGTGTCTTACCAAAGGAAGGGTTCTTTCTTGAAGGTATGAAGACAGATGAGTTCTTTGGTCAGAACCTATGGAATACTGGAACAGGTAAGATTGTCACTATCTGTGAGGGTGAGCTTGATGCTATGTCTGCTTACCAGATGTGCAACAACCCTAAATTTCCTTGTCCCTTTATTTCTCTACCGTCAGCCACACCGTCACGTAAGCTTTGGGAAAAGACCAGAGAGTACCTTAACGGTTTTGATAAGATCATCTTGTCAGTTGACAGTGATGAGGCTGGTAATGCTGTTGCCCATAAGATTGCAAAGATGTTCCCTAACAAAGTCTATCGTGTCATCCATGACAAGTACAAGGACGCCAATGACTTTCTGCAAGCAGGGGCTACGAAGGAATTTGTAAATGCTTGGTGGGGAGCTAGGAAGTTCACTCCTGACAATGTGTTGAACACTACCAACCAGTTTCTTAATCTGTACAACAAAGCGGAAGAGCATGTGTACGTGCAGACAGGTATTCCTGACTTTGATGATTTGGCATTAGGTTTAATGCAGGGTCACTTTACTGTCTTCAAGGCTAAGACAGGCATTGGTAAGACAGAGTTCATGCGTTACCTGCAATATCGCATTCTGTCAGAATACCCTGATGTCCCTATTGCCATTTGGCATCTTGAAGAGACAAAGCTTAGAAGTCTGTTGGGTCTGTGCAGCTATGAGCTACAAGCGAATGTGACAAGGAAAGACCTTATTGTTGACAACGGCTACGACGAAATTGTGCAAGAGGCTATATCTAAGATCACCAAAGATGAGATGCTGTTTCAGTTTTACTTAAATGATGAAGACGATCCACTTCTATTACTGGACCAGATCCGGTATCTGTCACAGGCTTGTGGTTGTAAGTACATCATGTTTGAGCCGATACAAGACGTAGCGGCCAGCAAGAACGGTGATGAAAGCAAGGAGACATTCTTAGCTGATATGGCTATCCGGTTGTCGAAGCTTGCTGCTGAATTGAATGTCGGTTTGATTACGATAGCTCACACTAACGATGACGGTGCTGTTAAGTATTGTAAGATGATCGAACAACGTGCTAGTGTCGTTGTAGAGCTTCAGAGGGATAACATGGCAGAGGATGAGGATGACCGTAACACGACACGACTTTACATCACCAAGAACCGTCCCACAGGATCTACGGGCTATGCCGGTGAGATGTCATTCAGTCCTGATAGCTTTACCTTAAGGAATAAGTGGACAACATGAAGGTAGTTGCTTGTGATATAGAAACGGATAGCCTAAATCCAAAACACATCTATGTTGTCTGTGCTAAAGATCTTGAGACAGGTAAACTGTACAAGTTTATTAATTTAGACAAGGATGTATCAGAGAAGGTTCGGTTTAATGACTTTGCGGCTTCTGTTAGAACTTGGGTTTTCCATAATGGTCTTGGTTTCGATGTTCCTGTTATTAATAAGTTTATGGGATCAGGCACAATCAAGCCCTGTGATGTTGTTGATACTCTCGTTGTTTCCCGCCTTATTGACTATAACATTCTTAACGGTCACTCATTAAAGGCGTGGGGCATTAGACTAGGTTTACATAAAGGAGAGTTCACAGACTTTGCTGGTGGTTTGTCTGAAGAGATGATTGAGTATTGCTTTAACGATGTTGAGGTCACAGCTAAAGTTTACAACAGGTTCAAATCTGAGATTGAAGACCCTCAGTGGAAATTAGCAATGCGTACTGAACATGACATTGCATCGACCTGCGAGGAAATGACAGGTATTGGATTTAAGTTTGATCGGGCAACTGCTCAAGAAATGCTATCTGAGATGGAAATGCGGATGTCAGATCTTGAGCAAGAGTTTCAAAAGATCTGGCCCCCTAAGCTTGTTGAAGTTAATAGATTGAAGTATCGTGAGAAGACGGATGGTACTCTGTTTGGTACTGTTAAGAACGCTTTGGCTAAGTACCCGAAGTGTGAGAGACAAGGAGAAGAGCTTGTTTGTTTTGACTACAAGACTTTTGAACCGTCTAGTCCAAAACAACGCATAGAACGACTATGGGAAGCTGGCTGGGAGCCTGTCGAGAAAACAAAGGGGCATATGGAATATGAAAGACAAAGGTGAACACTATAAGACCTACGGGTGGACCTGTAGCGAAACTAACCTCAACACACTGCCTGACACGGCCCCAGAGGGCGCACACAAGCTGTCAGAGTGGTTGACCCTACAAGGGCGTAGAACAAGCCTTGTGGAGTGGTTAGGGCAGTGTAAGGATGATGGTCGCATTCATGGTCGTTTTATGCACATTGGTGCATGGACAGGACGTATGTCACATCAGGCACCCAATCAAGCAAACATCCCGTCTGCTTTTCACGGTGATCCTAAGACTGCAGTGGAAAGTGTGAAGCACAGGTATGATGGCCCTATGAGGAAATTATGGTGTGTGGATGAGGGTAATTATCTAGTCGGTACAGATGCGGAAGGCATTCAGCTTAGGATCTTGGCACACCTCATGCAGTCTCGTGCTTATGTCGATGCTATTGTCACTGGTAAGAAAGAAGATGAGACTGACATCCACAACGTGAATAAGAGAGCTTTAGGTATTCCGCATGTGACAAGGGACATGGCTAAGACATTTATCTATGCCTTTCTCTTAGGTGCAGGTATTCCTAAGATTGCAAGCATCTTAAAGGTTAATCGGACACAGGCTCAAGGTGCTGTTAATAACTTTCTGGAGTCTATCGACGGACTTAAAGAGCTTAAGAAAAAGAAGATCCCACACATTGCCAGAAGAGGTTACTTTACTGGTCTTGATGGACGTAAGGTAAAGGTTCCTAATGAACACAAAACACTAGCCGGTATGCTCCAGAATGGCGAGAGTGTGGTTGTTAAGCATTGGGTGCTGGAGTGGAAAAAGGCAGCAGAGAAGGAAGGCTTAGACTTCAAGCTGATCGACATTGTACATGATGAAGTGCAGGTCGAAGTACCTTCGATGGAAATAGCTGAAAGGTTGATTAGGATACAAAAGGAGAGTATGAACAGAGTTAGAGATAATCTTGATGTCTTTTGTCCATTGGCCGTTTCTTCAGATATTGGAAGGAACTGGTATGAGACACATTGACGCATTGCGTAGTTGTAATATTTGTGATATAAGACAGATTCCAAAAGGAGAATCACTATGATTAAAACAGTGTATAAAACGTATGATGGAACATCCATGTACGCACAGGTCTTTGAACGTAACCGTGACATGGGTAGCGAAGCATATCCTTTGACGGATGTTGACGGTCAGTATAAAATTCAACTTGTCTTTGATGAGGACATGAAGAAGAGAATGATAGCTGACGGTATTCCAGATGTCATCTTGGGCAATGAGATGTTCAAAGAAACAGAGGATGGTTTGTATGGTTACACATTCAAGCGCACACATCTTCACAAGAGGTTCACCAATGACGATGGGACACCTCAAGTAAACGGCCCACCCAATGTAGTTGATTGGAAGGCATCTCAAGAGAATAAAGTGGCAGTGCCTTGGGACGTTGAACAAAACATTTGGAATGGTTCTAAAGTTAAGGTAAAGGTTTCGATCTACAAAGGTCGGGTCAATATCGTAACCTTGGAAAGTGTTGGTGTTGTGGAAGCAGCCGAAGCCCCTGAACGTGATGAGGCTTTGGTCTGGTAGATGGGAAAACTTACTCTTAAGTACGAAACTACGGTAGAGGAAGATGGTAGAGATCACTCAGTGACCTTTACAGAGAAAGGAGTGGAGACGATGGAAGATTGTCTCCTCTTCCTTGACGAAGCTGTAAATGGCTGCGGTTGGTCTTACTTGTCTTATTTAATTGCAGTATACGACACTGGAGAAGAAGTATGCCATCCATCGAATCTCTTGTAGCAGACGTAAACCATGTCCTTCAAACAGGTGAGGGATATACAGAAGAAGTGGCTGAATGGGTATCGGAAGATGTCCGTAAATCTCTTCTTCGTCAAATGAAGAAAAGAGAAGACAAAGGATCTCTTCGTCTTTCTGGTCTTGGAACAAAGTGTGAACGTAAGCTTTGGTACACTGTCAACAAGGCAACCCACCGTGAGAAATTGACAGCTTCTACCCTCAACAAGTTTATCTTTGGTGATCTTACCGAAAGCCATATAATTGGTTTGTGTATGGCTGCTGGGCATAAAGTAGAAGGGATGCAAGACCAACTTAACGTAGAGGGTGTCTTAGGGCACCGTGACTGTGTTATTGACGGTATGTTGATTGATGTTAAGTCTGCCTCTAGCTTCAGCTTCAGGAAGTTTAAGGAGGGTAAGCTGAGAGAAGAAGATCCCTTCGGTTACATCAGTCAGTTGTCTTCCTACCTCTACGGTAGCCTTGATGATCCTCTTGTCACAGAAAAGAATAAAGCTGGCTTCTTGGCCTTTGACAAACAATTTGGACATATAGCTTTAGACATCTACGATCTCTCACCAGAAGTAAAAACCAAGAAGGCTGAGGTGGAAAATTGCAAGTCTGTTGTGAAGATGGGTAAACCCCCTGCAAGGGAATATGAGCCTGAGCCTGACGGTAAGAGTGGTAACACTAAGCTTTGCACCCAATGTAGCTACTGTGACTTCAAGAAGATCTGCTGGCCTGACATGAGGACATTTATATACAAGGGTGGTCCTCGTTATCTGATTAATGTAGCCAGAGAGCCAAGGGATGTCTTTGAGCTATGAAACCACAGTCAGCTAAAGCTAAAGGCCGTGTCTTTCAGCAGGACATACGTGACCTCATTCTCAAGACATACCCGCAGCTTGAGAATGATGATGTCAAAAGTACAAGTATGGGAGCCGGTGGGGAAGATGTGCAACTAAGCCCATCCGCCAGAAAAATACTTCCGATACAGATTGAGTGTAAAAGAGTTAAGTCAGCTAAGACTATCTACGGCTGGCTTGATCAAGCAAACACACATGGTGATTACTTGCCTGTTGTTTTTATTAGGGCAGACAGAGAAAAACCTCTAGCGATTTTACCCGCAGAGGTTTGTGTAGAACTATTGGAGCATTTTAATGGGAAAAAGAAGTGAGTTTGAAAGAGTAGAACGAGACTTCTACCCGACACCTTTCTCCGCTGTCTTGCCTTTATTCGAGCATCTACCTTTCTCAGGAAACTTTGCAGAGCCTTGTGCTGGTGATGGTAGATTAATCAAACACATTGAGGACAACTCTTATTTGTCATGTACACTTGCGATAGACATAGAGCCTCAGTGTGACCGTGTATCAAGAGCTAATTGCCTAGACTATGACTTCGATCCTGTTGACTTTATAATAACAAACCCGCCTTGGGACCGAAGGCTTCTCCACCCTATGATAGACCACTTTATCAGGTTTGCTCCTACTTGGCTCTTATTTGATGCTGATTGGATGCACACATTACAGTCAGAAAGGTTCATGCTTTACTGTTCAAGGATTGTTTCTGTCGGTAGAGTGAAATGGATAGAGGGTAGTAAGAGTGTAGGTAAAGATAACTGTGCTTGGTACTTGTTCGATGTTGAAGATGAAGGCCCGACAGAATTTTACGGGAGAGTAAGCTATGGAAGATGAAGAAGAGATCCGTGAAGATAGTTACAATGTACATCTTCACATAACAGTAGACAAATCCGTATACTGGCATCCTGTGTCAGAATCTGCTGTTCTTGACGATTTACAAGAGCATATAACTGATGCTATAGAAGATATAGGGGGAATCGCTGTGATGTCCTTCGACGCAGAAAGGGAAAAGGAATGATTTCAATGCGAGAATATAGAGAGATTTTAGACATGTACTCTGATTGGGTAGAGGGTAAGATCTTGACAAAAGGTAATGACCGTATCTTTGAGAACACTTTAGGTCTTGTCGGAGAGGCTGGGGAAGTAGCTGAAAAAGTAAAGAAGATGCTACGTGACAAAGCACGTTATTCAAATGAAGAATTGCTTAAAGAGTTAGGTGATGTCCTGTTTTACACGACAGCTTTGGCTAATCTTTATGGTGGGACACTTAAGTCTATTATTGAACTCAATATGGAAAAGCTTGACGGTCGCATGGATCGTGGTACACTAAGAGGCTCTGGTGATAACAGATAATAAGGAAGACAAGAGGATGTCAAAGAATAATCATTTACCTACTGACTATCAAACATTCATAGCAAAGTCTCGCTATGCAAAGTACTTTGATGGTAAAGGTCGTGAAGACTGGTCTGAAACAGTAGAGCGTTACATGAATAATGTGGTACGCCCTAAAGCTGGCAAGGACAGCTACATCAATCAAATACGTGATGCTATCTTAGACCTAGAAGTTATGCCCTCTATGCGAGCTATGATGACTGCTGGTAAGGCTTTAGAGAGGGACAATACAGCCGGTTATAATTGCTCTTACCTACCCGTAGATGACCCTAAGTCCTTCGATGAGGCTATGTTCATCTTGCTGTGTGGTACTGGTGTTGGCTTCAGTGTCGAAAGACAATACATCAGTAAGCTCCCTGAAATTCCTCAACTGTTCGACAGTGAGACTACAATCGTTGTCAAAGACAGTAAGGAAGGTTGGGCTAAAGCTTTCAGACAATTGTTAGCACTCCTTTGGGCTGGTGAAATTCCTCAATGGGATATAGGTTTGGTGCGCCCTGCTGGTGCAAGGCTTAAGACCTTTGGTGGTAGAGCATCAGGTCCAGAGCCACTTGTTGAGCTATTTAATTTTACTATCAAAACCTTTAAGGGCGCACAAGACCGTAAACTATCTAGCATTGAGTGCCATGATCTTATGTGTAAGATTGGTGAAGTGGTAGTTGTAGGTGGTGTACGCCGTAGCGCCATGATCTCTTTGTCTAACCTTTCTGATGATCGTTTACGTCATGCTAAGTCTGGTGCTTGGTGGGATGAACCTGAAAAAAATATTTATCGTTTTGGTTATAGGGCATTAGCCAATAACTCTGTAGCATACACAGAGAAGCCTGACATGGAGACATTCATGCGGGAGTGGCAAGCTCTAGTGGAAAGTAAGTCTGGAGAACGTGGTGTATTCAATCGTCAAGCAAGTAAAAAGCAAGCTGAGAAGTACGGTCGCAGAGATCCTAACCATGAGTTCGGAACTAACCCCTGCAGCGAAATTATACTTAGACCGTATCAGTTCTGCAATCTTACAGAGGTGGTCATTCGTGCTACGGATAGTGTCGAGGATCTGGAACGAAAAGTCCGTTTGGCAACAATTCTGGGAACTATCCAGTCATCATACACAAAGTTCCCTTACCTGCGAAAGGTGTGGTCTACCAACACAGAAGAAGAACGATTGCTTGGTGTGTCACTCACAGGGATAATGGATAATAAACTGACAACTTCAGAAAACAGAGGGCTAAAGAAGACCCTTGAGCATTTACGTTCCGTGGCTGTTGATACTAATGCTGAATGGGCTGACCGTCTTGGTATACCTCATTCTACTGCGATTACATGCGTTAAGCCTTCGGGAACGGTATCACAACTTGTTGACAGCAGTTCTGGAATCCACGCTCGCCACAGTCCTTATTATATCCGCACTGTGCGTGGTGATAATAAAGATCCCCTGACACAGTTTATGATTGATAGGGGTATCCCTAATGAGCCTTGTGTTATGAAGGGCGATACAACAATCGTGTTCAGCTTCCCTGTCAAGTCACCGGCAGGAGCAACCACTAGGAACGATATGACAGCCATAGAACAGCTA